CGGTTGATCGTTATGCACGGCCGCTTCTTGCGCTGACGCTTTCCGCGAATGTCGTCGTCCCACTGGCCATCGCCGTCGACCATCAGGACGTCCTGAAGCCCCTGGATGCGGTTGTACGTCTCCGCATCGACAGCCAACTGAAAGCGCCGCAGTGCCTGGTCGAGGAACATGCGGACGTTGCCTTCGCGCGTAGGCTGTGTCGGATCGTCCGGGACAACCTCAATCGACGTGCGCGTCAGGCCTGTGTCGGTCGTCTGGACCTTGGCCTTGCGCTTATATTTGGGTTCCTCGACTCCGGGCTGTGCGTGGCGCTTCACTTAACGTTGATTTTCAGGAGCTCTTTGCGCCGATCTTTCTCGGCTTTGAGGTGTTCTTTGGCATGGGCGACGTTGTACTTGATCGACTTCTTCAGTTTCTTTGCTTTCTCTTTTGCCGTCTTTTCGGTCATCTTTTCGACCTCGGCTCGATGCTTCAGATGCTTCTTTGAGAGCTTCTTGTCCGCCTTGGTCACCGGCGCCGAGTCGTGACGCTTCCCGAGATAGTGAGCGACCTCGCCGATTGTCATGGCTTCGGTTGAGGCTTCGGATGATGGAAGACGTGAATAACGGGCACAACGACGTCCTTCTTCACGACATGAACGGCCTTGGATCCGCCATAGATCCCAAGCCCGACGATAGCGGCGACTGCAATAACTCTTGGATCCAGGTCCATCATTTCCTCCCGGTTCTGCTGATCGATGCGATGCTGTGCCGCTGCTCGTTCAAGACGGCGGCGACCATCTGCTTCTGAGCGCGCTTCTTGCCGAACTTCTTCGCGGTGTGAGCGAAAGTCCGCCCGTGGCGGAAGTCGTGAAAGTTTTCTGAAACGACGGCCTTACCTTTGCCCGGCTTTAGCGGCATTGATTACTCCTGCTCGTCCGCATCAGGCTCGCCGGCTGCAACGACCGCCGCTTTCTTCTTGCCGCCGCCGAAGTGCGATCGCATGTGCTGCATGACCTCCTCGACGTTTGCGGCGCTAGCTGTCTCCGGTTCGCGATAACTGTTTGTGAAGTTCTCGCTGTTGTCGAAATGTTTCTTCAGGCGCTTGTGCTTCCGGAGATTGAACGTGCCGTCATCGTTCTTCTCGATCCGCATTTCGTGCGCCTCGAAATGGGATTCAGGATGCGGCTTACGATCCATCGATACGGCGACGCCTCGGCCGCCAACACCAGGACTGACTTTCATGGAATTGCCTCCAAGGGGATGGGGTCGAAACGAAGATGCGGTTTGACTTTGTAGTAAAAGTTGTAACGGACTGGTTTCTCTAGTCCCAGCAAGATGTTCAACAGCGTTTCATTGTCCGGAATCTGCCGGGCGTACTTGCGGAGTCTTGCCTTCGCCAGGCGTTCCTTTTCCGCGGCGAACTGCTTCGGCTTCACTGAGCGAAATCTCCGAAGATCTTCAGGTACTGCCGGACTTCCTCCGTGCTCACCCAATCGTCCGAGCACTTCACGTTATGGCGCTCGCAGCGAACATGCAGAGCCTCGTGAATGACGGTGCTTTCCTTCGATGGAAACGTCTGCCCGTTGAAGATCCAGATCGACGGCGGGTTCGTCACGAAATGAGTTACGCCGAATGCCGGCGGGAAAAACGGCTGCTGGTCGACATGCTTGATGTCGAAATCCGCCATGAGCTCGATCAGTTCCTTAACCGTCAGATCGCGCTGCGGGTGAACCTCTGGCGCCTGCTCCTGCGCGCGAACGCGAGCCACGTTCCCAAGAAGAAGGCCGACGATGAATCCGAAGAGAAGTCTTTTCATGCTGACATCCACCCTTGAGATCCAACCAGTTCGGGATCGCCCCAGTCGGGCAGTTCGCGTCGAGTCATGTCGTACGGCGGCTGCTTCATCTTGTCGAGCCCGGAAACGATCAGGTAACGCGTCGCGTCCATCAAGTGATCCGGCCGTGCCTTCGATTCGATAATCTTCCCGTTCTTGTCGCGCCGGTAAAGCAGGTATTCCTTGAACCAGAATTGCAACGTCGAGAAGACTTTCAGTCGGCCGCTGCTCAGTCGGAGCCACACTTCGCGGATGCCGGCTTCGACGGCATTTACCGCTGTCTCCAGATCGAGGCCCAGATTCCGGTACGTCTCGAGGAGTTTCTCGCCGTCTTTCTGGCTACGACCCTTCGACGCAGGATCGATGACGCCCGGTATCCAGGGCGCTCGAAGGTTGCTCTTCACGCCTGAACCCTTGATCGACTCGGCGTGCGACCGCGGATTTTCCTCTCCCACGTAATGCTCGTCGTAGAGGTACACGATGTCGCTATCGCGGTCATGGGCACCCCAGATCGCGGCCGTACGATGCCATCCAACGTCCAAGCCGAAGATTCGAACCCAGTGATCCGGTATCGGAAACGGCTTGATCTCGATGACTTCGGTCGGTACCGGATAGACGGCGCCGGAACCCAGGAACGGAATGCCGCGTCGACGAGCATCGCGCAGGTGCGGATCCATCGTCGACAACTGCGCGACTTTCATCTCCTCGGTGAGGTGAGGAACGTCGTCCCAGGAGGCGATTACGAGTCGTCTCAAGCCGCCTCCGACCCGTTGCGCATCGCTTCGATGCTCAAGCCGGCGTCTTCCATAAACTGCATCGTGAACTCCGTCAGGCCCAGAATCGGCGTATAGGTGTAGAGGATTCGGCCGCTGACGGTCATAATGCGCAGTTTCTGCTCTTCCGCGATGTCTTTCGGGACTTCCTCGTCGTTCCAGATAAACGGGATGTTCCGACCCTGAAATGCTTCACGGCCCTGGTCGTAGGACTTCGTCGCGATGTACGACGTTCCGCCCGAAACGTGCTCGACGTTGATGAACTCGAATGCGTGCGGTGTGCCCGGCTTCGGCGTGCATTTCTGGATCAGATGGCCCGGGAGCATCCCCGTGCCGCGCTCCTGCTCGTTACCGGGAGGGCCCAGCAAGACCGCTTCGTTGATGTCCCGCGTGTCCTTGGCCGTCTTGTTGCAGATCCAGGCCGTTATCGGTTCGTCGCAGACCCAGCCGTTCCACCAATCCGGGTAGCGCCCCGTCACGAGAGCCGACGTGATATAGCCCCCAAGATCCGTCTTGCCGATCTTGTTGGCCGCCATGAAGAGCGTCTCTTCGTCGGTCTTTGTGTACCGGACGACCTCCATGTGCTTCGGATACAGTTCCCGGCGAAACTTCCCCTCGTCCGGGAAGTAGGAGCGCATCTTGTTGCGCCGCTCGAATTCCGCCAAGGAATCCGCCATTTCGTCGTGGCTACGCCTGGCGATCTCGTTGCGGATGCCGTCGAGCGTCTTGCGCTCCGCGTCAAGAATCGGCTTACTGAGGCGCTCTTTCCACTTCAAGCGAGCGTCGTACTTGTCCTCGAGGCCGAGCAACTTCAGAGCCGGCGTCTCGGAGTAAACCCGAATCGATTGTTTGCGCCGGATCGCCTCGATCGCGGCGTTGACGTTTATGGTGCCCGGGGTAGCCACTTCCTAACTCCGGTTAGGAACGGCAAACAGTTCCTCGCACCGGCAACCGGGGCCGAAGCCTCGGCCGAACAGATACAGTTTCATTCCGCGGGCTTTCCGGATGTGGTGAATTACGCAGTAGTCGCCGTCTGCCATCCAGAATGCAAACCAGCCAAGATTGATCGTGATGCTGTTGTCGCCGAGCCAGAAGCGTCTCATTTAATTAGGAACGCCCACGAAATGTCTTCTTACGAGAGAACTGCTGCACAGTCGGGCCGCCACCCATATCAGGGTCGAAACTGATGCGCCCTCCGAAACTGGCATAGCCGCGGGCGCGCTCATAGCCAACGTCGGTCGGATTCAGCATGTGCACGCGTTCGTTGATGATGCGCGCGCGGCCGAGCTCGACGAGTGTCTTTGCTTTTGCAAGCAACATAACGCCGCCATTCGCGACCTGAATGAGCGGCCGGAACTTACGATTTCGTTTTGCCAATGAAAATGAGAGGGGAGCTTTGAAGGTATCCGTTAGGATCAACCGGCCGTTGTTGCCAGCGCTTCCACTACCGCAACCGGTAGCGTTTCTTTCCTAACAGAATATTCTACTTGTCAAGCTCGAAGGATGAGGCCACAGGCGAAGCGGGTCGCCATCCGGTTGTAGCGGATCTCGTAGGCCCTGTGCATTCCGGCCTTGAGGTTGGTTTCGTTATCTGTGGCTCTAGCGGCGCCGGACCCTTCCAAGGGCAGGTCCCAGAACGCGAGTAGATTCGGCGGTTCGGCTATCGCGCGCGCCAACTCCCACGCCGCCGGCTGAATAACTCTAACCCTAAAATCGTCGTACGGTAGGGTTAGGTCGGGCTCGCGCAAATCGACATCCACGTGCACTACGCGCCTCTGGAGCATGGGTGAGTGCAACAGATCCTCCTCCGATAATGCGGGCCAGCGCATCCCAGGCAGCCTCTCTCGCATTTCGTGCAAAAGGCCCGTTACGATCATCCGACCGGTAATGGCGTCGTATTGCGGAGGGCGGCGAACCTGAATGGCGTCGCCGACGCGACCACCTGGATTGCCTTCAAGAGGAATGAAGGGCGGCCGGATCGCGTAGCGAAGAGCGTCTATGCGATGATCGTAACCATTGCCGACAATCGCATCGAATCGAAGCGCAACTCCTGTCCTTACGTCTGGTCGCGGCCCTACGATCTGCGTCAGATTCGCCGTCGACAAGTACCGCGCTTCGTCGTTCCTGATGAGCAGATACTCAGCGACGATTCGATCGGTGTCCGGCGCCTCAGAGTCTGAAAGCTCGATGCAGCACGAGAAGATCTTGTCGCCCTGAATGCAGTGGGTCTTTTTGTTCTTGAAGAGCTTGTAGCGGTACTTCTTACCTTGGACTTCACACTCGCCGATAGCGGACAGAGAGACGCACAGATCCTCCGGTAAGACGGATCGGAGTAGCCTCTCTGCCGCTATCTTCGGATTGTCACCCACGACCGCCCTGCACGCGCGGCATCATGAGAATGTTCGCCTTCGGGTCGAACTTGTGGATGATTTCCTGCTTATCCATGTCCGCAGCCCAGAATCCCTTCGCGGTGAGTTCGTTGAACTCTCTCTCGATTTGGGCGATCCGCTCTTGTGATGTTGTTTCGTTCCACTCGGCGACCACTTCGTCGCCAGCACAGGACATTTTTCGCATTAAACGTTTCATTGGTTCCATTGGTTCCTCCTCAGTTCAGCGGGACTGTTCTAGCTATGTCCTCTTCCTTCATTGCCCGGTCAATGAAGGCTATGATTAATCGGACAAGCTGTCGTCGGCATCGGCCGCAAAGATCGTAGTGTTTCAGGCCTGTCGGCTCCGATAGCGACACCTCGTTTACAGCGCAGAAAGAACTCTTCACGTCCTCTCGGCTGTCGCAGCGATCACAAACCCTCATCGATATCTCCTGATTATTCTACTTCGTCTCGCATCTCGCCCGGCTCTCCGACTGAAGACGGTCGGCCGCGCTCCAGAACTACGTGCTTCGTGCCGGTGTTTGTCACACCGCTCGTCCCCGCGGGCGTGCTTCTCGCAGTTGTCGCAGGACCACTTTACCCAACAGGTCGGACATAAATGCCACTGAAACTCACGCATTATTGTTGATCTTATTTTTCAAACTGTTGCCTCTGTTAGCGTTAGGGGTTAAAGTCGGCCGATGCCGCGTAAACGCACAGGGAACATTCAGGATAGAGGGACGTCCTTTCGCATTCGGTACACCGACAGGAATGGACTGCGACACCACGAAAGCTATACCACTCGCGAAGAGGCTGAGGATCAGCTCGCGATTCGACTCGGGCAACTCGCCCGGGGGGTTCCAGCGTCTTCGAGAGCGAACACTGTACTGTTCGGCGAGCTCGCAGACGACGTGCTCACCGACTACGAAATTAATAACTATGCGTCGACGCCCGATCAGGAGGCGCGCTTCCGGCTGCACTTGATCCCTTACTTTGGCAATCGTCGCATCTCGCAGATCACATCGGCCGAGATTCAAACGTACATCAAGGGACGCCAGGCCGAGGGCGCCAAGACGGGTACGATCAATCGAGAGCTCGAACTGATGCACCGTACGTTCGAATTCGCGAAACAAGGCGACAAGCTTTTCCATGCGCCGCACGTGCCGCATCTTCGAGAGGACAACGTTAGGGAGGGGTTCTTTACTCCCGACGAGGTCGATCGACTTTGCGGGCAACTGCCCAAAGATATCGTCGCCGTTACGCGGTTCGGCTACATGACCGGCTGGCGAATCGGGGAGATTCGAAAGCTTCTGTGGGAGCAGGTCGATTTCGCTGCGAACGAGATCCGTCTTTGGGTAGGAAGAACGAAGAATCGAGAGGGCCGAGTCTTTCCGATGACGGACGAACTCCGCGGACTCCTCGAAAGCATCAAGCCGGCGAGAATAATCCCGAGTAGCCACGTGTTTACTCAGTCGGAGTTTCGCAAGACGTGGAAGACGGCCTGCTACAAAGCGGGGCTTCCGTGCACCGTGAGACCCATCGTCATCCGCGGACACGTCCAGCAAGGAAAAGTGAAGGTCGTCAAGTGCGCCCGGACGTTCCATGACCTCAGACGCAGTTTTGCCCGCGAAATGGATAAGATGGGAGTCAGGCAGGGAGCGATTATGAAGCTCGGTGGATGGAAGACGGACAGCGTGTTTAGGCGCTACAACATCGTCAGTGAGAACGACTTGCGGGATGCGGCGGCCCAAATCAACGCGAAAAGGTCCACGAAAGGGGCCAGGAGGGGCGGGCGGAAACGCTAAGCCTAATAGCCCCGGGGCGAATCGAACGCCCGACCTCCGGTTTAGGAAGAAGATTGTCGCTGGTCTCGCGATTATTCTACCGCTGGCCAAAACGTGCTCTCCATGCGTGTGGACGTGCATTTGAAGCCTTTGCGGCCGATGTCGATCTTCGGCGGTCGACGGCGATTATTGGCGGTTTATCGCTGGGTTTTGGGCCGGAAAAGGGCCGGAGTGACTCCTGAATAAACGCATCGAGGTCTTGTTCTCGAACTTGGATCTTGCGCCGGCCGCCAAGGCGGACATGGGGCAATTTGCCCGTGTTCACGAAGTCCCAGGCTGTGTCGTAACAGACTCCCAAGCGTTCAGCCACGGCGTTGAGATCCAGGAGTTTCATACGGGGATCCTTCGGAGGGATGGCAAATTTCGCCATGTTCCGTCCATGAGGATATGGCATCGTGCGCACAGGCGAATGTAGTCGTTAACGTCCTCGTAGTGCCCAGTGAGATTTGCCCAGTCGTATTTACGCGCCGTCGTCGTGCCGCAGTGTTCGCACTTCCTTGGACGGCCTCGCGCCTTCCGGACTCTTGCGTGGTAGCCGTGATAGGAAACAGGGCCGCCGACCTTCCACCGCTTACGTCTACGAGCGAATACTTTGCTCACGTCGAAACCTCCACATTCCCCGAGGTGATTCTCTTCTTCGGGTTCGTCTCGACGCTGATGCGCTCCCACTCCACTGAGATCTTCTGGAGGATCTCTGGATCGCTGATGTACTTCATGAGAGCCTCGGCCATTCGGAAGAGAATGAGGTCGAGGGTCTCTTTCGTGATCATCGTCTGGAACTTTTTGTTATTGACCGTTTCAATCGTCTTCCGGATCTGCTCCTGCAGGATCGTGATGCTCTTGATCGTCTCCGGATCGAAGTCCTGCCTTGCGTCGACGTAGAGCTTCAGTTTCGCGCGCAGCATCAGCAACTCAGGTGTCTGGTCGAGGAGATCCATCCCGGACGCTTCAAGCTCGTCGATCAACTGAGCGAGCTTCTTATCGAGTCCGCGGCGCGAATACAAGGAGAGATGACCGCCGACTCGGCCGCGGCAGGCGCAGTGCATCGCGCACAATCCCGTCCCGGGATGGTCGGTCCGCGCGCCCTTGAACATCACGCACAAACGATCGTCCGGGCCCTCTTCTTCGATCTTTCGAAGAGTGAGATCCTTGAAGTGAACACTGCGAACTCTTCGCCCTAAGCGTTTCAACTCGCCAGGCGTCAGTGTTCGCGTCTGCTGGGTCGCTCTCAGTTCGTCGATGTCGCGCTGCAGGCTATCCCGCTTGTCCCGTAGCTTGGCGGGATCGCGCTCGACGACGGCGCCGCAGTGTTTCTGGGGATCGAAGGGACGACGGGCCAATTGCTACTCCTTCTTGAGAATCTCTGGCCTGATGTCTGTGATCAATGAGCCGGCGCGCACCAACGCATCACATACAATTACGACGACAGTTTCCGTGAGGTCGCCTGCCTGCTTCTCATTCAGATTCAGCCGCTCGGCTAGCGCGATCACTTGGTCCGACATTCGCGCTATCGTATCGCTCGTCGCAGCTTTAATGCTCGCTTCGACCAGTTCCCTACTCATGTGACTTGTCTATTGGCACGCTCAGGCCGCACCACGCTGCTATCGCCGGGTTGCCTCCCGGGGCATAAGGGGACAGTTTTTCGATGCGCTTCATCGCGAGAGCAAAGAGGTGCGTGTTGACCTTCCGCAGTTCTTGGCACTGCATCATGAAGCGATTGGATTCGGCGCTAAGACTCTGCTCCCTACTTACGATTTGGCGGCGGCGCTCTTCGACCATTCGGTCGATCGCCTCGCAATCGTAGACTGCCCGGTTGCTTAGCCACGCCCGGAACGCGTTCCGTAGATTAAACACTAAAAGCATAGGTTCACTGAATCTGGACGGCGCTCGTGTTGTGAGTCACGCAGAACTGATCGACGCCGTTACTGTCTTTCCAGCAAAAGACGGCGCCCACCGTCGCGCGCCACTGAAGTACGCGGCCATCTTCCAGCACGATCTTCACAGGCTTTTCCGCCTCTTGGAGACTGAACTCCAGCGGCTTGCCGTCAACGATGCCTTCCGGCGTAGGTATCTTCATCCCCAGGAACTTTCCACACTAGGCAGGATATCAGCCCCTTCCATCTTGAACGCTGGAGGCTCATCCTTCCCGATGTCGTCGGCATAGCCGAAAAGCTGATTTTCGCGAACAAGGAAACAGTCCTCGACCACTGGATCGTTCTTAATCAGCGTGCCGGAATTCCGGGCAAAGTAAACGCGCTGGCCTGCCTTCACTTTGAGCGGGATGATCTGGCCGCCTTCGACGAGCCCGCAGCCAACTCTGACAACGATCCCGCTCGGCGGATTCTTCTCGTCTTGTGAACTCTCTGGCACGACGAGCAGGCTGCCCGGCAGCGTCTTCAATGGCTGCTCGGGGTGGATAACGAGGAAGTCTCTAATCGGCCTGATTCGTTTCTTCTTTGGCGCCTTCTGTACCATGAATAACTCCTTCGAACGATTCCCATGTCAATCCAAAGTTTCTCGACACCTTTACGCTGCCGTCGAGTTGCGGCCAGATCCCGTTAATCTCCTTCTCGACTTCGCGACGCTTAACGCCGAGCACGTCCTTCAGTTTGATCTTAGCCATGCGGCCGTCGGGATGATGCCAGACGATGCCCTCGATGTCGCTATGTGTTCGAAAGAAGGCCACGAGGCCATATAAGTCCCGTGGCACTTCCCTCTCGGCGCGGGGAAGTGACATGGAGCCGTGCTTCACCAACACCGGTTTCGTGACTTCCTCGGGATTCTGTTTGTGCGAGTCGCGGCCCTGGAATTTCGGATGAAGCAGTTCGTATGTTCCATCGGGAATCTTCACAGGTGCCGAATCCGGAATGACTCCAATTTGATGACCAATCGGCCCTTGTCGTAGCCAGGGACGGTCGTCGACGAAGTTCTGGGCCGCTTCGAGATACCAATGGTCATCGCCATTCTTGCCGTCCACTGGAACCCAACCCGGATGGTGTTTTGTGACTGGATCCGGTTCATCAGCTTCAATGAAGCCGTCCGGCGGCGTGCGCACTTCCTTGTTGTCGTAGCGCTTGAAGATCTTTCCGCTCTGAATCAGAACAGCCGTTCCGTCGAGCTTGCGCGTCGGAATTCCCTCGCCGTCGAACACCCACTGGCAGACCGGATTGATCTGCTCCGTGACTCGCGATGGATCTTTGGGATTACGGATGAAGATTGTAGGGACTTTCTTCAATGTGTCCTCTCCTTCGGCTTCGACTTGCGGATGCAGTACACGGGAGCCGGCGCGCCTGGCGTGATCTCGATCCTCACGGGGACACTGATGACGATCTTCGCGGGTATCGGCCGTCCGTCTCCACCAAGCATTCCACCGTCACTAACCTCGACAATAACGCCGGACATCACCGGATCGTCGACCACGACGTCGACCACATCACCAAGACCGAGTTCTCGCCCAGTTTTATCGAACATTTAGCCCTCTCGAATTTCTTCCCGGCATTTGTAGATGCAGTCTTCCTGGTGGAAGTTTCCGAGCCCACCACACTCCGAACAGGAATCGTCTTCCGCGACCGCGCCGAGATGATCGTTTGACGTCGCTTTGACGGCGGACCTTGGTTGAACGCCAAGACATGTGCGCCGTTCAAACGCGCATGCGTCCGCCGCCTCTGCTTTTGTCATCGTCGTCGGGTATAGGAATTCGTTTAACATTGGCAGTCTTCTAGGGCGAGATTGCATTCCACGCAGATGTCCTGCCCGAGCCTGCCGCTCGATTCTGAAATGAGTTTATTTTCGACCAGTTTGAGAATCTTGACCGGCGCAGGCAACATGCGCTCGATCGCTTCGCGCGCGGTGGCCTCGTCACATGGAGTGAGACGAAATACCGCCGATGGTCCCACATAGGCCGTCTTGCCGGGCATCGCTTCACGTTTAACGACTGTGCCAGGCTGGGCCAAGGTCTCGCCGAACCACTGCGCGCGTTCCAAGGTGTATTCTCGTTCCGGCAGCGGAGGTTGATCGATCCGAAAGAGAGCTGGGCCGCCGAAGTACTCCGTAGTGACGAAGCCGACTTCTCTGTTATGGCCCATGATCTCAACGACGGCGTAGCCCTCGAACTTCGCCTGTGCTTCCATTGCTCCTCCGCTCATGCGACAAGCTTCCCGATCTCTTCGACGATCCGCTCCGGAATCGGACGATAGCCAAGCTCCATGTCTGACAGAAACGCGACCGAGCAGCGGAGTTTCGCCGCTACATCGCGCAGGCTGAGTTCGTGCTCCTCACGATAAGTACGAATGTAGATACCAACCGTCTTCTCAACCGCCCGCACGGCATTACCCTGCCTCGCCCACAAGGCGTTCTGCTTTGTCAGGTTTTCAACTGCCCTTTTGAGGTGTTTAGCGCTTGCCTTCATGAGCGAACACGGTAGAATAACGCGGGCCCCGAATCAAGAATAATCTCCCCAACAAGGAGCGACCGTGTACAAGTCCGATAAAATCCAGAATCATTTGCAAAGTGTGAAGTTCGGCGGAGACGCCGAGAAAGCGACGATCCAGGCGGCGTTCTACATCACGCCACTACCCTTCGATCTTCTCTACGAGATCGATGACCGTATCGCAAAGCAACTCTTCCGCCGCGAGGGCGGCGATCACATTCCCGTGGCTGAACTCGGCAAGACTATCCTCAACCTCGGAGAGCTCGGAGTGCACAACATCGAGATCTACCCCCATGATGCCGAAGGAGCTGACGGCGCCGGCCAGATGATTCCCGGCTGCACGATCGGTGAAGTCTCCACGGACAAACTCTTCGCCGATAACCCGAACTGGTCCCTAATCTGGAAGGTCACCATGCCCCTCGACTCGAACTCGCTTGACCTCTGCCGCCGCTTTTTCAAGAAGGACTGCTTCATCACTCTCGTTAAAGCCCAGGAAGAACTCTTCGACGAAGAGCAGTCGGCTTGATTCCTAAGCCCGCCTAGGAATTGACGTTTTACCTAAAAGACACAACGGCATCCACCCGTGAAACGTCAATTCCTGTACTTTATTCGCCCAAGTTAAACCTCGTACGCTGACGTACTTGAAGACAATCGGCTTTTTTCGCTTTTTCTGTATTGACATACATTCAACACGCTGAGAATCTAGGCCTCACGTAGGTCCGGCAACTGCACCTCGCCCCAGGCAGTCCGGCCGGAAGCTCGCAAGGACGCCCTACTGTTTTCGTTTCTTGAGCTAACTAACAAAACCCATACTCGGGGTGAATTGGAGACCCTTATGACCAGTGTAACCAGGAGGAAACCATCCTTAAGTCTCACCCGGATGGAGGATTGGCTTCGCGACAGTAAACATCTCAAGGCACCGGATCCGCAGTTTGCGAAGAACATCGTGAAGGAGCGCGTCATTGGCTTCATGCAGGATTACATCAACGCAGACCGCGTCCAGTCGAAGGGAGAGTGGCTCGCCGGTTTCATCTACTCTCTCTACTTCAGCGCGGATCAAGAGACGCAGCGCAATTTCGTTGCGCAGATGTGCAAGTTGAAACAGGTTGACGTTCCCGATGAAGCCTGGACGCCACGGCAGCGTCTGATTATCGGCATCTACGGGGATCAGCCAGAGTTGATCGAGGACGGCGACGGTAAGTACGATTCGAAGGGCGGCAAGCGCATCACGGCCGCGACTCGAGCGTACGAGGAGCAGGTTGGGTTGCGCGAGGCCAAGGAACGAAAGAAGCGCGCCGAAGAAGTCCTGCCACGAAAAACCCGCGATCTCATCTCGACACTTCGTGAACAAGCGACAACTCAAGAGTGGGAACAACTCACTGACCTGCTCGCCCGGTGTTTCGGTAAGAAGGCCCTTCGCGCTTTGCCCGCCAAGACTGAAGAACAAGCTTCCTAACGATAATTAGGAAGCCCTCCGGGGCTTCCTTTTCCTCACCCTTTTATTTTTTTATTGCAAGCAGAATAATTCTGTGCACAATAACGCTCACCGGGGCTCCGGAAACGGATCCTCGCGATGAGCCACCCCTGGAGGCTCAGCCCCGGCACGCAACACATAACTTCCAGGGGCGTGAACATATCCAGTGGGGCCTGCATAAGCATTCCCTCCTGCTATTTTCCCGAACAATGGTCTTTTACAATTTGCGGGCCGCGAGCCGGGGTATCTCGGCCGCGTCGTATCTGATTCGTCGTGGACCCTTTGAGATCGGCGATGACCGGCCCGCAAAGTTCAAATCCTATGCGCAAGGGTTACCACAATTGAGAATCCGACGATGCTTGTCCGCGATCGCCGGCGCACCCAACTCAGAGACAGGGTGCGAGAATGAAACGCGGCACGGTCGACTCAACCACGTAGTCTCTGTAAGCAATCCCAAGACATATTCGGCAAAGGGCTCCGCAACAGACGGAGAGCCTACGCGCGTCGGCGTTACGTTCCGGCCGCCTGGGTCAAGCTGCGCTCCTCAAGGGTAAGAGGTTTAGCGCGGGATTCGATGCCGCTGAGTTTGGGAGGTCTGGAACTAGCACTGGGCTTCACCGAAAGTGAATACCCAGAAAAACCGGATTTCAATCTGAACCCGAAGGGTTGTACCGAATTGATTCCTCGAATTCATTTCGACGAGGGAGCGGACAGCGACAAGCGATGGGCAGTGAGCACAACGCACTGGTACAACATCCACCCGACGTTCTGGTCGGCATTTAAGGATTGGTGGGAGATGATCAGCGTGGAGCGTTTTCGTTACTGGAGGCAGTTCTGAGACGGGCACTTCTTGAAGACGTGAATTACTCATGCGTGGTTTCTGACGCTCATCGAAACTACTCCGCTGCTGGGTACATCAATGCCCTGGACATCGAGGGCCGCTATCCGGGCTTGTCTTTCCGGCTGGCCTGCTATCCGATCGGCTTCAAGACAACCTTCGCCAATCCTGACGACTACATCCTGCACATCTACAGCGTGCCGCCGATCCTCGAGAAGGAGCCGCTGCGCTTGGAGGATTCGAGGCTATGGTGCTGAAGACGCCGCTTCTCTTCGGCGAACCCGCCGCCGCATTCGCAACGCTGCCCTTCGAGGACTTCTGGAAACTGTATCCCAAGAAAGTACATAGGCCCAATGCAGCGACGATGTGGGGTCGCCTGAGCCTGGACGAACAGAGAGCGGCAATGGCCGCCCTTCCGAACCATGTCGCTTTGTGGCAACGCGAGCGCCGTGAAATGTCAACCATCCCAAATCCGGCAAGCTGGTTGAACCCCAAACTAGGTCGCCGATGGGAAGACGAGATACCGACCAATGGCAATGGAACGCGACACAACCTCACTGGAGAAGGACATGGCCGCTATGACCGGTTTGTCCGTGGACGAGATCCGCAGGCAGGCCAGGGAGAGGCGTGAGCAGATCGAGCGCGGCGAACTCTGTGAATCCTGCGGACTTACAGACTGTCGTCGGGATGTCCAGCGGCGCTCGGTCATGATGGGCGAGAAGCGCGGCTACGTCGTCGAATGCTGTAGCAACAAGGCGCGAGAGTTGCAGGGCGCGGAGAATCTCCGACAGCAAGGAATCCGGGCCGACATGGTAGCCGGATTGCAGAGGCTTGCAGGAATTCCAGAAAGATTCGCTGATGCAACCTTCGCCAA